ATTGATGATGCTGTGCCTGTATCAAAAGTACCTGGTTCTAAAAATATTTGATCGTTATCGTTACCAAAAGTATCTAACGTTATTTGTGTTTCGTCTGATATAATTCTTCCACCAGCATTTGCACCAGACCCATCAGTTCTATCTAAAATAATTTTATCATTTTCTAATACGGGGTATGAAATATAATCTGCTGAGTCGTATTGACCTGTAGGCGATGATGATAATGCATAGTTTCTTTCTGCTGATGGCATCCAAAAACTAACACCAGGGTATTCTACAAATTGAAATAGATTAGAGTTATCCTCTCCACCTGCACCATCTTGAGATAAGAATAAAGGATAGTAATAACCTTTGGCACCACCAGACAATTGTTGTTGTCCATTTACTTTTGTTTCACCTGTTGCAAAAATATAATATGGTCCGTCTAATACTGTATTAGATTCTACTTGTATATTAAATTCTTCAGCAGTTCTTTTAGTTCCTATTTCTTTTAATAGTAAACCAGATGTAGTATCAGTAGCAGTTTCTAATTCTATACCACCACCAAGAATAGTAATTCTACCTGATGCTTCATTTTCTCCACCTGCCGATGAAAATAAAATTTTTTCACCTAGACGATAACCTGTACCAGCCGTTTGTATAAATGTATCAGATACAGAACCTCTTTTTAAACTATTAACTAATACATCTGCAAAACCATTTCCCTTGTCTGTATCAATAACAGCTGCCTCAGAAGCAGAGTGTAAAATACCAGCGTTGTCTAAGTTTACTGTATTAACAATAGATTTAATTGTAAAAGATATTTCTAAATCTAAAGAGTTTGAAATACATTTAATTACTTCGCCAGTTACAAAAGGGTCTCCTTGAGATAAATCTTCAAGTGCTAATTCTATAACTGAGGTTGTTCCTTGTTGGAATGTAGATGCTGACGCTACAACAGCTGTTGCACCAGAAGTCTGACCTGTAATAACTTGGTTAACTGTTTCTTGACCTGAACCTTTACCATTTGTAGAAACTCTAATTAATTTTTTGTTTGACCATTTACCATCGGACACCTTTAACATATTTTCATTTGGATAAAATATTTCAGCAGACTCGTCCAATAATAAACGCATGAATATTTTGTGACCTTCAGACGTTCCTTTGGCCGCATATAAATCTCTAATTGATTTAACTAATTTTCTTTTTGATACAGTTGATGCTAAACTATTTGGAATAGTTGCCATGAATGATTCTTTGATTTGGTCAAAGAATTCAAATAAAGAATTATCAACATCAGCATAGTCTAACATTTGCTGAATGTTTTGTACTGGGTTAGCTTTGTAAGTTACAATTTTTGCACTTGCACCAGAAGTTAAACCTAATAGTTCTTCTCCAATTTCAAATCTATTATTAGCTGCAATGTAAAGAGAAACATTTCTTACGTCTTCAACAATTACTTTTGCTTCTGCACCTGAAGTTTGTCCTTTAACAGTTTCGCCTGGTGTGTATTCAGTACTAGACTCTAACACCATTCTATCTACAGCTGCACCAAGTATTCCATTTTCAGATAACAAGTATTGTTTTGTTTCTGGCTCTAAAACAACATAGTCAGTTGTAAAATCTAAAGTAACTTTAGCAGATTCTAAAAATTGGAAATAGTCTTCAACAAATTTAGCAAACAACCCATGATCTGACCTAACAAAATCAGGTAGTTGAGTTTCTATTTGATGTGATACTTTATTTACAAGTTTAGTTTTCATCTGTCATTCATTCTAGTAACTCGATGTACCACCAGATGTCGTAGTGGTTGTAGTCGTAGCGCTACCAGAACCAGATGTGCTGTAAGACGAACCAGAAGACGTTGCAGTATCTATTTGAGCTGATATTGTAGAGTTTGTAAAGTCAATTTCTAATAACTGATTTCTAACTGGCACTATATCATTTGTTGCTGGTGTAACAATTAATCTTATTGCTGTTGATGTTGCACCGTCAACATCTGATATTGCCGTTATGTTAATATTGTTTATCGAAATATAACCTGAATTATAATCAATACTACCTGCTACATTATCTGCATATGATCTTGTTGTACCTATTAATGCATAACGTCTTAGGTTACCATTACCATCATCATCAAAAAAATATTCAGTTGTAGTATCTGTGCCAACTTTAAAACCTGTTGAGAAAAGTATTCCACCTGTTGATGAAAGATAACCATCCTCTGGGTGAAACAATCCATTATTAAATGCTATGTTATAAGATGTAGTTGTACCTAAACTTGGTACAAAGTCTTTTGATAATTTAACACTTGTTGTATTATTTAATATTGAAGTATCAGATTCATCAACTATTTTAGAAACTGCTGATGCTCTGTATTGACCATTAAAAGTTTGTAGAGTAGAAGTATTATAGTCGGTCAATACATTTGTTACATCAGTTACTAATTCAGAAGCTAGTTTTGTTGTTGCACTTGAATTGTAAACAATACTAGAAGTCAATCTTAATTTTGTAGTTTCAGGGTCAACAATAACTGGCGAGATAGATGCAACAGTATATTTCGATAAGTCAGAAACTAATTGTGTTTTTTGAGATGAAGTTAAGTTTGCACCTGTTGTAGATTTAACAGATATAAAAACTTTACCATACTCTGGTGTTGATGTTACACCAGTTGAAGAATTAAAAGAACCTTGTTCTCCACCAAATACATTTACTGCTTGTGTTTGTGGAAATAATTTTCTAACAAATACTTCGTAGTCACCTGTGGTTACACATCTACCTTGTGATGCATAATCTAAAGGTGCATTTAATTTTATTGATTGAATACTTTCTGGTTCATTACCACCTGTTGCTCTTTCGACTGTGGTTAATGTAATATCAGTTACACCATCAATAGATGCTGGTGGCGTAAATACAAACGCACCATTGGCTTCTGATTTGTTTGTAACAACGTATTGTAAAACTACAATGTTACCATCATCAACAGCTTTTGATACTACACCATCTCCAAAGTAAACTTCATGTTTTCCATTATCTATTTCTTGTAAATAAAAAACTGTACTTGAACTTTCTAATTGTGTAATGTCAGTTGCTTTGGTATAAGTTACAGTTGTTGAGTCAGTAGAAGAGTTTTGTACTTTAACTGTAAGTGTAGAAGTGTCTGCTCTGTTGTCTCTTAAAATAAATCTTTGTTCTAGATCAGTTGTATCTACTGTATATCTTGTAGTAACGTATGTACCTTCGTAAACTTTTTGAGCATCGAAGTTAACAGAGTTTCCAAATTTTTGACCTGTAACATCAGCGATAGTTACAAACTGATAAGTTACACCATCAAGTGTAGTAGAGAACGCTGTACCTGACGGCATTGTTTTAGTATTTGAATCTGTTTTAAGTGAAACATTAATTGTTGCCATCGGAGCTCTTGCTGATGTAATTTCATAACCTAATGTTTTTGCGTGAGAAACAGCTGATGATCTTAATGATGCTGTATCTAAAAACATTTCGTTTGCTAACATGTTAGCGTTGAAACCTAGATAGTGTGTGTTGTAAGCCAATGCATCAAACAATACATCAATACCAGAACCATCAAAGTCATAGTCGGTAAATTCTTTTTGTGCTTTTAAATATATCTTTAAATTTTCTTTGATCTGGTCAAAGTCTAATTCTGTTACTCTTAAATTTTTCTTATTGGTTGTTGTAGCCATTATCGTATTCTCTCTAGCATTATAGACATGTCAACTAATTCAGTTGGCGTATTCACTACATAAAATTCTATTGATACTTCGTAAGCATTCTTATCAAAATCAGGTATCGCTCTAACAGTCTGTAATCTCGCCCTTGGTTCAAAGTTTGTAATTACATCTTCAATTTTTCTCGCAAGAATATTTGAAACCACAGGTGTCATGTTCTCAAATAACATATCTCTCACACCAGAGTGTATCTCTGGGTGAAAAGGTTTCTCATGTTCATTTAATAATACGAGATTTCTTACAGATCGCTTGACTGCTTGTATGTCTTCGACCTTATTAACATCTGAGTCAGTACCTCTTTTACCAAAAAATAAATCTAAGTCTCTGTAAATCCTTGTTGATCTATCAGATAAATTTGTTGCTTGTGCGTCTGCACCCGCTCTGCCTGGTCTTGATGCCATTAAATACTCCTACTATTATATTATTTATACAATAACAAAGAGATTAATCGCCAATGATTACGGTAGTTGATGAACTTTCTATTTTATTTGAACCATCAGAACCTGAGATTCCAGCAGGGTCATCGCCTGTATCAACTTGATCGTCTAGACGAGCTGCACCTTTAGTTCCGCTATTGAGATTGATTGTTTTTGCGTCAATTGTACTATCGCCTGTTACATTTTGATCGTAAGTTCCTTTGATGTTTTCTATAACGTTACCATCAACTTGTATATTCCAATCACCCTTGACGTAAGTATTACAGTTTGCGTCAATAGTAAGATTGACATCACCCTTAACATTTACATAATCTGTACCAGCAATAATTGAATAATTGCTACCAACTATTCTTGTAACTTTATTTCCGTCCTTATCTATTTCATAGAACGTACCTGACTTATGATATTCATGAATTCTTTCTGCGTCTGTTGTATCGTCATATTCTTTTATGTGACCAGATGAAGTTTCTGTAACATTATTGTTAGGATACACACTAGCATACGTTGATGATGGTTCATCATACGTTTCAGTTTTATTTGCTATTGGAATTTCTTTTGTTCTATTTGTTTCTTTTGTAGAGATTACGCTATGAGATAAGTCTGTTTCATTTCTTGCAAGTCTATTTACATCACTTTCAATAAATTGTGTTTCTGTTGAGTAATCGTTATCGT